ACAATCCCGCAAGGACAGCTTTATGCTGGTGCGGCGTGCATTGCCAACGGCTCCTATTTTTACACCAGCTACGGGGATGAGCCCCACGGCACGGCCTCCGGACGGAGGGTATTGGTGTCCCGGATTGTAGATGCCACCCGCCCCGCCAGCGTCCACATCACAGACGAGGCCGGGAATCCCCTGGGCTGGATAGACAAAAACGCCCTCCAGGTGGTGAGCGATACGTGAAGACAGAGCTGATTATTGCCAACAAGTCCGTCGGGAAGATGTGGGAGATATCCAACTCCGTGCCGGAGGTTACCTGGAGCACGGAACGCACCGGTTCGCCGGGCACACTGAAATTCAATGTACTGAAAGCCGGGGATCTGAGCTTTGCCGAGGGCGATATCGTCCGGTTCTCGGTGGACGGCCAGCTCCAGTTCTACGGCTGGGTATTCACCAAGAGCAAGGACCGCTGGGGGGAGATTCAGGTCACATGCTACGACCGCATCCGCTATCTGAAGGCCAACGCATCCTATAACTTTGAGGCGCAGACCGCCGGGGATATGCTCCGGCAGATCGCCGCCGACCTCCAGATTGACGTGGGGCAGGTAGCGGATACGGGGTACGCTATCCCGGACTTCTATAAGGAGGACGAGAGCTGCCTGGATATCCTGGGGGAGGCCATCCAACAGACCCTGCTCAACACCGGGAACATCTATGTACTGTTCGATGATGGAAACGGACTGGCCCTCCGGCAGCCCCGGGATATGGTCTCCAACGTGGTCATCGGCGACATGTCCCTGCTGACCGACTACACCTACAAGACCGACATCGACGAGCAGACCTACAACCACGTCAAACTGGCCCGGCCCAACGAGGAGACCGGCAGGGCGGATGTGTTCGTAGCTGAGGACAGCGCCACAATGGGACAGTGGGGCATGCTCCAGCTCTACCAGACGGTGGATGGTACCATGAATGACGCGCAGGTACAGGCCCAGGCCCGAGCCACCTTGTCGTGCTATAACCGCCGGATGCGGACGCTGAAGGTATCCTCCCTGGGGGTGCCCGGCCTGCGGGCGGGACAGATGGTGCTCATGAAGGTGCAGGGTCTTGGGGATATCAATCTCGACCAATACGTCCTTCTGGAGAAGGTGACCCACACCTGGGCAAATGACGACCACACAATGGAGTTTGAGACCCTGGGGCTGGAACATGTGTAAGAGGTGAGTGCGTGGATCTGAAAGATGTTCTGTACCAGATGATGCAGGAGAACACCGCCGCCGGGCAGCCAACAGACCTGCGGGTGGGCACGGTGACCAGAGAAGAACCGCTGGAGATCACCATTAACCCTGCCACATCTCCCCTGAGACGGAGGCAGCTCTGCCTCACTGAGCCGGTGATTGAGAAGAAAATCCCGGTGCTGGCCCACAGGCACCGGATTCAGACCCTCTCCCACACCCATGCCAACTCGGCGGGCACCACCACCACGGGACTGGACGGCTCCTACCTGGGGGAATACGCTCTGGTTTCTGAGGGGGCGGATGCCGCCCTACAGGGGGAGGACATCGTGTGCTGGGAGGACGGGAAGAAGCTGCCTGTCAAGGACGGTTTTATTATCCTGAACCGCAGGCTGGAGGAGGGGGACAGAGTGCTCCTGCTGCGGGTACAGCACGGGCAGAAGTTCATCGTCCTGTCCCGGATTTTTGAGGAGGAAGCCTGATGCCGACTTTGCCTACATCCGCTATCGACCTGTCCGCCGGGGTGTCCTTCGTCTCCCAGCCCTCCAGGACGTGGTATATCAACAAGGAAACCAGCCGCATCCAGGGGGATTGCGACGGCTGGCAGTCCGTCCGCCAGGCCGTGGAAGTCATTCTCAACATGGAGCGGTTCCGCTGGCAGATTTATTCCCCCTACTCCGGGATGCAGTGGGATGGGCTCATCGGGCAGGACCCGGGGTATGTGGCCTCGGAACTTCAGCGGCGTATCACCGAGGCGCTGAAAATGGACGACCGGGTGCGGGGGATCTCCGGCTTTACGTATGCCGTGGAAGGGGATATGTTGAGGGCCTCCCTCACCGTGAACACAGTATATGGAGAGATGCAGACCAGTGTGGAGGTGGATATCACTTGATTGACTTTACTCAAGAGACCTATGCCAGCCTCCGTCAGGAGATGCTGGACCGGGTGCCCGATACTTATGACAAGCGGGACACGGCCCCCATCCCGACGGCCATCTCTCCGGCGGCCTACACCCTGGCGGGGTTCTATCTCAGCCTGGATCAGGTACAGCGGGCGGCCTTCGTGCAGACAGCAGTGGGGGATTCCCTGGATATGCTGGCTGTGATTGGCGGCCTGACCCGATATCCGGCCTCCGCCGCGGTACGCCTGGGCGTGTTCAATACCTCTGTGCCCATTGGAGCCCGGTTCTCCACTATCAACGGAGCGGGCTCAATCAACTTTACCGTAACGGCAGCAACCGATACGGGGAACCAGTACCAGCTTACCGCGGAGACCCCCGGCGCCATCGGAAACG